AAATCCTCCACCCCCACCTCCTCCACCCCCACCAAATCCTCCAAAACCTGGTGGTGGCGGGTGCGTAGTCTTAGACAGCTATATACCTGCGGTAGAAACTACTATTTGGAATGGTAGAGCTATTGAACAAGCGTGGCAACTACGAGAAGGTCATGATATTTCTCTAGGTAAAGACAGCAAAGATTTAGAAGTTTATCTAGGAACCGTAGTATTCAATCACGTAGATCATCAACCTTGCGTAAGATTAGTGACTAAAACAGGTGTATCATTAGTGTGTTCTACAACTGCGCCCATCTTTACTAAAGATTTAACGTTCGTTAGTGCTCCTGATCTTATGAACAAAGAAGTAGCATGTATGAGGAATGACGAAACTTTCTGGGACGAAGTTGTTTCTATTGAAGACATGGGGTACAAGTTTGTTGCAGTAATCAATGCTGGAGACACAGCGTTCTGGGCAGGTGAAACAAACGAAGCGTTTATCTTACACCACAACGTTAAAAACGAAGGTATATACTGGGATAAAAAATAGGATAAATACATTATGCCAACATACGTAGGATTTTCAACAATCAATGCTGATAAAGCTAGAACGACTAACAATGTCAACCCGCCTGTCAACCAAGCAGGCCAGGGCATTATTCGTTCTGGTGGTATCAAGTATGGTAAAAAGTTTAGACTTGTAGACGAACAACTTGTAATTCAAGACTTTATCAACGCATTGAACATCCGTAAGGGAGAGAAAGTAGGTAACCCTGCGTATGGCACAACGCTTTGGGATTTTGTTTTTGAACCTAACACTATAGACGTAGTACAACAATTACAGAACGAAGTCCGTAGAGTGGCTGCATTAGACCCTAGACTTTATGTAAATACGGTCGTAGCATATCCTAGAGATAACGGTATCTTAGTAGAGATGCAACTTTCTATCAACCCTTTTAATAACGCCGGTGACCTCGCACTATTTTTCGATCAGCAAACTAATTCAGCCGTCTTGCTTTAATATTAAAAAACCGATTTTCCGTAATGATAAATATATGAAACAAGAGAATCATTATGGCCACTAATTCACGACAATCAGGATTATTCGGAGTAAACGATTGGAAAGCTATATACCAAACGTTTAGCGAAGCAGATTTTAAAAGTTATGACTATGAAACTTTACGTAAAAGTTTTATTGACTATCTACGTCTATACTATCCTGAGACCTTTAACGATTATATCGAATCAGCAGAGTTCATCGCTCTGTTAGATGTCATGGCCTTCATGGGTCAGGGTCTTGCCTTTCGTAATGATTTAAACACTAGAGAAAACTTTTTAGACACTGCTGAACGTAGAGATTCAGTAATCAAACTTGCCACGTTAGTTGGCTACACACCAAAAAGAAACACATGTGCTTCAGGATATCTAAAAGTAACTTCTATCAGAACTACAGAAGGTGTCGTAGATTCTAATGGCGTCAATCTAAGTAATGTTCCTATCTTGTGGAATGACCCAGCTAACTCAAATTGGTTAGATCAGATGAATACAGTGATCAATGCTACATTGATAGATTCTCAGCGAATCGGGCGTCCTGGTAACGTATCTGATATTTTAGGTGTTACTACTAGTGAATATTCTATTAGAATTCCTAACAACACCCTACCCATAGCTCCGTTCGCTACTGTAGTAGATGGACAGTCAATGAATTTTGAATTAGTAAGTGGTTCTTCAGTAAACACAGACTACATCTATGAGATTCCACCTGCACCAAGCGGTAGACTAAACATTCTTTATAGAAATGATCGTCTAGGATTTGGAAGCCCAAATACAGGTTTTATGTTCTACTTTAAGCAAGGTAGACTAGACAATTATGATTTCACATTGCAACAAGCTATTTCTAATCAGTCTATCAACATCGATATTGACGGGGTAAACCAAACTGATACTTGGTTATATCAAAGAGGTACTAATAATACTTTAGAACTCTGGGAACAAGTAGAAAACGTTTATGCAGATGCATATCTACAGACAGAAACTTCTTCCAAAAAGATTTTTTCTGTTGGATCACGTAGTAACGACCAAGTTTCATATATCTTTGGTGACGGCGTCTTCTCTGAAATTCCAGTAGGAACTTTCCGTGCATATGTTCGTTCTAGTAACGCATTGACATATACTATTGATCCATCAGAGATGAACGGAGTAGTAGTTGCTATATCATACGTTAGTAGACAGGGCAGAAACGAAACATTAACTATTGGATTGCAATTACCTCTTACAGTATCTAATGCACAAAGCAGAGAATCACTTGCTTCAATCAAGCAAAGAGCACCTACACGTTACTACACACAAAACAGAATGGTTAACGGAGAAGACTACACTAACTTCCCGTACACTCTTTACAATTCTATCATTAAATCTAAGGCTGTAAACAGAAGTTCTATTGGTGTATCTAAAAACTTAGATTTATTAGATCCAACCGGAAAATATAGTAGCACAAATTCATTTGGTAGTGACGGTGCATTGTATCAAAGCGATACTGACGGATTCTTGTCCCTTACTGTAGAAAATACTAGTGACATCATTCAATTCTTTACTGCGGACTTATCAGCAGTATTATCACTAAACAGGGCTACACAATACTATATTCAAAATTATCCAAGATATTCTTATCCTGGATCAGGTGAACCTGTATTATATTGGAAAACTAGTTCCGTAGAATCTTCTAGCGAATCAGGGTACTTATATTCAGTGTCAGGTAGCTTAGAGCAACCTGCACCTTTAGGTACATTCACTACAACCAATGCAAAATATGTGACACCAGGCGCTATATTAAAATTCACCGCCCCAGTCGGCTACTATTTTGATAGCAATAACCGTTTAGTAGCAGGCGTTCCTGGTATCGGTGATTCTACTTTTATCTGGTCAACTGTATTAAATGTAGTAGGTGATGGTAGCAATAACGGATCTGGAACTTTCGCAAACGGACAAGGTCCTGTTACATTGAATGGTTATGTACCTGACGGAGTGACTCTTGCACAAGTTATCCCGGTATTTGACAACTCACTATCAGCAAACTTGATCCAAGAGTGTATCATCAAAATCGAATTGCAACAAGATTTTACACTTGTATTCAATAACTCTTTATTGATCAACCAAGAACGCTGGTCAATTAGTACATTTACAGATCCTAACTATTTTGTTAAGTTTACTAGTTTGGGAAATAACAGATACACCGTTACTTACAGATCATTGACATACTATTTTGGTAGTGTTACTGACACTCGTTTTACATTTAACAAAGACGAATTAGTTTACGATCCTTTTACTGGTAAAATTATTCAAGATTACGTAAACATTTTAGGTATCAACTCTGAATTCGGTACAAGTACTGCTTTGGGCGCAGACACTAAAGTAAATATCTTAGGTCAAACAGTAGAGAGCGATGGTTATGTAAATGATTTCCAAGTTGAAGTCGCCGCTACTGATGTAAACAATAAACAATTAGTATTAAATCCTGATTTCTTTAACGAGATCACTGGATATGTAAACAATGGCGCTAATATTGGGGTATATGTATTTTTCGAAACTATTACAGATCCGGTAAACTTAGTTAGAGAATTAATCGTTCCTAACGAAGAAGTAGTTTACACATATGCAACTAAGAATCAAATCGAAGTAGTAAAATATGAATTCCCCGTTGGACAGCTTTTCTATGCATATACCGATAATAGATTCTACAAATCAGTGCAAGACCCTACAGTAGTAACTCCTTTATATAATTTAGTAGAGCAAGTAAACTACTCAGTCAAACCAGGTAGACAGGGACTGTCATACCAGTATAGACACAATGCTAACAATACAACCCGCATTGATCCAGCGACTACAAACATTATTGATCTGTATGTAGTTACACAGTCTTATTACACAGCATATAGAAACTGGATTACTGACACAACTGATACTATTCCGGAACCTGATCAACCCACATTAAATGAATTGAACAGTGCATATCCTTTAGTACAAGACTACAAAATGTTGTCGGATTCAGTGATATTAAATAGTGTTACGTTCAAACCGTTGTTTGGTGCTAAAGCAGATCCTGCGCTACAGGGTACTATCAAAGTAGTGAAAGCAAGCAATACAAACGCCAGCAACAGCGAGATCAGAAGTGCGGTATTATCAGCTATGGACAGATATTTTAGTATTAATAATTGGGATTTTGGAGATACATTCTTTTTCTCAGAACTAAGCGCATATCTACATGAACAGATAGGTGATTTGATTAGCTCAGTTGTTCTTGTCTCAAACGATCCTGAAAAATTGTTTGGTGATTTGTATGAGATCAAATGTAGACCATATGAGATTTTTGTTAATGCGGCGACAACCAGCAATATTGTTATTGTACCAGCATTAACTCCTACGACTCTACAGTCTTAAAGGTAAGTAGATGAGCCACAGAATTAGAACATTAGATTTTTTACCAGACATATTCAAAACTTCTACTAACGCTCAGTTTTTAGGAGCGACTCTTGACCAGTTGGTCAACCCTCCTAAAAATCAAACTCTACAAGGTTATGTAGGTAGTAAATTTGGTTATGGAATCAATGCTAAAGATTACTACGTAACCGAACCAACCAAGACAAGAACTGATTATCAATTAGCACCGGGTGTTGTTTTCTTAAAAGAAAATCAAAACACAGCGCAAGATTTCATCACATACCCAGGTATTATTGATGCTCTCAAACTAAAAGGTGGAGTGACTACAGACAACTCTAAGTTGTTTACTAGTCAGTTTTATTCATGGGATTCGTTCAGTAACTTAGACAAGTTAATTAACTACAATCAGTACTACTGGTTGCCTGACGGGCCTCCTGCTGTTACCGTAGCATCTGCTACAGTCTTTAATGAAACAGATTATGTTGTAACAGATACAGCAAATGCTTATAACATTAGAGCATTAGGTGCGGCATCAGGTTCTCTCAATCCTACAATTACATTGTTACGAGGCGGCACATATCGATTTGCAGTAAACCAAGAAACACAATTTTGGATTCAAGGTGTTCCTGGGGTCACAGGATTAGATGGTAATAAAAACACAAGAGATATCTTAGGTGTTTCTAATAACGGTGCTAACCAGGGATTTGTCACGTTCACAGTTCCTAACAGAAACGCACAAGATGATTTTATTTTTCCAGGAAACAATACAGTTGATTTAATCAGCACTAAACTATTTTCTGAGATCAACGGTAAAACATTATCAGAGTTAGGAAATATCGACGGTGTCACATCACTTGAAGGTTTAACAGTGATGTTCTACAACACCGCAGATGCTAACGAGATCGGGTTCGTTTCTGCATATTATGACGAAGCAGA